GGGCGCTTTATAACTTTTTCTAATTTATCTGCGTCTGCTGATTTCATGGTGTTGGTGGCGTATCCCTGCTGTCTTAGTGTACCATCTTGGCGTCCAAAACATTCCATAATCGCAGTTATTGCGTCAGCTTTATGTTGCATCCCTTTTGCAGATGCCGCCTTTAACTGTCGCCCAAGTTCATCAATTACAGATACATGCGTTGGCTTTTTAGTTAGTGTAGACAAAACACCTGCACTTGACGTGTAACCTGCTGGGCCAATTAGATCATCCAATCCAGACTGCTCTAGTAATTCCTCGATGACAGTCTTCGTGTGTTCCTTTCCAGATCCTGTCTCACCAATATTTAGGAAGTAGAGGCTGGAGAAGTTGCGCTGGTCTGTAACCCAGCGGCGTCCCATCGCTACCGATCCAAATGCTAGGGCGCACTGAACTGCGAACTGAGGTTGGGGTTTGATTGCAGATACAGTGTAGTAATTAACCACATCCTGAAGAATACCGGGGACACTTGATAAATGCTCTGGGATATTGCCAGTCGGACTCTCCTGAAAATGGCCGCCTATTTTCGGGGTAGTCATAATACTTGAGGCAACCTTCGCGCCGTGTTCAATAGCCTCACGATCATATTCATGGTCTGGGTCTTGGGTTACATTCAAAATCTGGGCGGCTTCCTTGACCGCCTTCTGTACGTTTCCCATATGTTCAAACTGTAACCACAATTCAAATGCATCAAAGGTATGTGCATTATCAAACGGATCGGATGCGTGGTGGCTGTAAGCTCTGCCATCATCAAATAACTTTACACCTGCCAAGCCTGACGTAGAGTTGGGAGATAGGTATCGATCCCTAGACGTTGGCTTGTATCCATACTGAACCAGCAGGGTGTGCATATCGTGCGCGTCATTGAACTGATCGATCACGGATGTGTTGTTGCCTTTTGGGCGTGGCTTTCGTGTTGGCTGGAACTCTGCCTTCTTCTTCCAAGGGCAGATGTCTTGTAGCTGTGGACGAAACTTATCCCAGTCTCTCCACAATGTCAGGAGCTGTGGCGGTAGCTCTGGCAATCCATCAAAGATCGACCTGCCTGCCCACTCGTATGGCCTACCTGTATCTGGGTGGATACTTGGCGGCAAAACATCTTGGACTGAGCCTGCGCGTAATTCAAATACAACTTCGGTCTTGCGTGGGTCTCCCTCGACAGGCCACGATATCTTGTGTGTGATTAAATCAGGTGGAGCCTTGAATATAAGCTTGCCACGATTTTCACGCCCAATAATTTGTGGTGCTGACTGCATCAGCTCAGAGAAATCTATGCCCAGCTCCTCGAAGATTCGTTTGGTATTTTCCAAATGGTCTATGTCCACCGCGCATGTTCCTGACGCACCATGTAGTAGACCAACATTGTGGGTCGGGTTCTGCTCATAATACTGACGCGCCGCATCTGGATCTGACAATGCCTTCTCTGGTTGTTGCCAACCAAATCTCGTTGGCCCTTTAGAGCCAGCAGGTATTGTGACTAGATACCATCCTAACTTTGAGCAGTAGTCTTCTAGTTCAAAATTCATTTTTCTTCGCTCAAGTATTGGCTAAGTTTCTTCCAAGTGGTTAAAGAAATGTGATCAACCCCATCCCCTGATGCGATTCCTTTTACTGTTGGATGTGAGAGGCCACACTTCTCTGCGACTACTGTTAAGCGTCGATCCTGCAACGCGTCACGTATATCGTTTAGTGGTAGTAGTGTTTGCATAATTTTGTTCCTTTTTTGCATTATGTGTAAATATATCTTTACAGACTGTAAATCTTCCTGTAAACAAGTTTTTGTAGAGAGAAAAAAAAAGGAGATTGCCATGAGCAATATTGACGGATTAGCGGCTGATTGGCTGTTGGTAAAGGCGCAAGAAAAAGAAATTATCGCACAGCGTCACGCGATAGAAGAGCAAATCAACGCGGCACTAGATGCTAAAGATGAAGGCTCAATTACTCACACATTACAAGATTACAAAATTACATTGACACAGCCTGTGTCTCGTAAGGTTGATCCAATCGCGTGGGATAAAATTAAAGATAAAATTCCAGAAAACATGCACCCAGTAAAAGTCAGTGTAAGTGCTGACGCCGCTGGATGCAGATACTTAGTGGAAAAAGAACCACGCCTTTGGGCAAAAGTTGCAAAGGCGTTTACAACAAAAGCTGGCAAGGTTGGCATAAAAGTGGAGTTAAAATAATGGAGATTACTGCCAATGAATTGGTCATGCTATCCGAAGCGTTGAAGTCTGTGACGTTTATAGATGGCATGTCTAAAAGCCCAGAGCAGATCAGATTGGAACGTAAACTAACACGTTGGTCTGAACATGAAAATCTAATTTTTGTAGAAGGAGAAAATAATGGAAGAAATAAATAAAATATTAGACGAGGTATTTGCCTCTGTCTTTAGGGGGGATTGGTAATGTCTATAAACTTAAAATCACTATCTAAACCATCAGGTCAGCGTCCTATCATAGCTACCCTGTTTGGGGAGGGCGGTCTCGGAAAGACAACCCTAGCCGCCATGTTCCCAAAGCCAGTCTTTATTCGTACTGAGGATGGCACAGCGTCACTTACAGGCAATGACAACGTAAGTTTGTTCCCATTGGCTACATCATCTACTGACGTTTTAAGTGCAATTGAGGTTCTGGCTACAGAGAAGCACGAGTTTAAGACATTGGTTTTAGATTCGATAACTCAGTTGGCTACTCTTATCGAGAGCGAAATTGTAGCGGCTGACCCAAAATCAAAGTCTATCAACCAAGCTGGTGGTGGATATGGAGCTGGGTATGGTGCGGCATCAGAGAAGCACCGCCAAATCAGAGAATGGGCAGGATCTCTTGCCTATGAAACTGGAATGAATGTGGTCTTCATTGGTCACGCCGACACTGAGACTTTGGACTTGCCAGATATGGATGCGTTCCAAAGATACACGGTTCGCTTGCACAAGAAGTCTTTACCTCATTATACTGACAACGTCGATTTGGTGGGGCTAATCCGACTGAAGACATTTACGCGCGGAGATGGCGATAAAATACGAGCCATTTCTACAGGTGAACGTGAGATCCTGTGCTTCCCACAGGCGTCAAGCGTCACTAAAAATCGGTTCAACATTACTGAACCACTGCCATTTACACTTGAAGGCGGCAACCCATTTTCTAAATATTTAACAGAGTAGGAGAACTCAAATGGACTTAAACGGATTTAACGCGCTCGACCATGAGCCAACACAGTCAAGCAATCCCCTGCCAGCGGATTGGTACGAAGCAGTAATTGTTAGTAGAGAAGAGAAAACAACTAAAGCTGGCACAGGCTCATACCTAGAATTAACAATTGAGATTGTCAGTGGCGCATTTAAGGGTCGGAAAGTTTGGGATCGTCTAAACTTACAAAACCCAAATTCGACAGCAGTAGAAATTGCACAGCGCAGTCTGTCATCAATCTGTCGCTCTGTTGGTGTAAATAACCCAAGAGATAGTATTGAGTTATGCGACAAGCCACTGATGGTCAAAGTGGCTGTATCCCCTGCATCAAATGGCTACGAGGCATCAAACGATGTAAAAGGATATGAAGCTACTGGAAGTACGCCATCTCCAACATCAATAGCTACTGAGACAGCTACTGCCGCAACACCACCGTGGAAAAAATAATCTACTGAAGGATGGGGCGTATTTTTTCGCCCCATTTTATGAGTAGATGGAGAGTAAGATGAATTTAGAAAGATACATGATACCAGAAACTGTGCGGCTCATTTTTGAAAAGTATGAGGTCAAACGAAAAAATGAACACAGACCTCACCTTGGCGGATCACAGATTGGTAATAAGTGTAGCCGCGCTTTGTGGTATCAATTTAGACATGCGTGGACGCCTAGTTTCTCTGGGCGAATGCTGAGACTTTTTGAGACTGGTGATCGTGAAGAGGATCGTGTTGTATCTAACCTTAGAGATATCGGTGTTGAAATATGGGAAGTAGACCCAGACACAGGCAAGCAAATTAGGTTTGAGGCTTGTGGTGGTCACTTTGCATTGTCTCTAGATGGAGTAGGTCTTGGCTTTGCCGAGAGTAGTAAGCCACACGCACTTGAATTTAAAACGATGAATACAAAGAGCTTTAAAGATATTGATAAAAAAGGATTGCAAATAAGCAAACCTGTCTACTGGGCGCAAGTTCAGGTTGGAATGTACTTGGCTGAATTGGACGACTCTTACTTCTTTGCGGTCTGCAAGGAAACTGACGCTATTTATGCGGAGCGTGTAAAGTTAGACAAAGTTGAGGCCAAGTCACTTATCAGTAAGGCAAGCGACATTATATTTTCTGAGACACCGCCATCCAAGCTCCACGAAGATGCTAGTAATTGGGAGTGCAAGTTCTGTAGTTATTGGGCTGTGTGTCATGGGTGCAAGATACCAGAAGTTAGCTGTAGAACGTGTTGCCATGTGACCCCAGAGAAAAATGGTACTTGGAGTTGCGCCAAAGGTAAGCCAGCGGTCACTTGTGATGAACATCTATACATCCCACAAATCATGCCAAAAGATTTGGTAGTACACGATGCTGGGGATGATTTTGTTGAATATGAAGATAAAGACACTGGCGAGATCATTAAAAACAAGGGGAACAGCCAAGCTATCTTTGATGGGAGGATGGTGTAATGGCTTTAAATGTAAGATTGACTAGATCAGAAATGTCAGAAGCAAAGCAAGCGGCGGCTTTACGTTGGCAATTGGCAAGGGCAAGCGGTGTTGTAAATCAACGCAAAGATATTAGATCAGATGCTGATATTGATCTTCTAGGTTTAAAGGCTGAAATGGCAGTCGCAAAAGCCTTACAGCTTCCATATAGAGCATCTGACCTTGGCATAGATAGTGGTGCTGATATGTGGTCTGAAGACGTAAGTATTGACGTGAAAGCAACGTATCATAAATCAGGCAAGCTATTATTTAAATCTTTAGATTCGTTTGTCGCTGAATACGCAATATTAGTTACCATATCTGATGATGAAGATGTGATGCGTATTGCTGGAGGTATGGGTAGAGATAGATTTAAATTAGAAGCAGTAGAGACAGACTTGGGTAGGGGTATATGTTGGGTTGTACCTCAAGACATATTAACACCCATAGAAGGCGTTTGGCTCACATTAACTCAGTGGAGGTTATGCAGATGACCTTTAAGTTATCTTTGATGGCAGAATGAAATGATAGAAGACACGATAGTAAGAGAGGCTGTATTAGAAGACATAAAATATGTTGTCAGCCTCAGTAAAAAAGAAAGTTTGAGTTTAGGATTTATTCCAAAGATGGCGTATGAATCTGCGATCACAGGAATCAAAACTGGCAAGAGATGGTCACCTGTCTGTAATGACAAATTATTTGTGTGTACTGTTAATGATGACCTCGTTGGTTTTTGCCTAGCTAGTTTTGGTAAAAGAAATGCAATC